TAGATTTGATACTTTATCACCAGAAGACCAAGCATTTATTTTAGATCAAGCAGGAGGCAATCGGCCTAGCAAAGATCCTTTTGGAATTAATAGAAGAAGTGCTTTCGGAAATTATGCAGATTATGTAAGAAACCAAGGTATACTTGCTCCCGGTAAAAGAGGAGAATATTACAGATCTTTAAATATTCCTGGATTAGATACTGCTATGAAAGAAACTGTAGCTAGAGAGCAAATAGCAAAAAGAGCTTATGAAAAACAAATTAGAGATGCAGCAGATGCTGCATCAAGAAATGCAGCTAGAGCTAGATCTATCACAGCTGGTTATGGTGGCAGTGATGATAGTAGAGGAGCAACAGGACCAACAGCATCAGGAGCTGGTATGGGGGTTGGCGGTGGTTATGCTTCTGATTATGGATTTGCTAAAGGTGGTCTTGCTACAATGTTCGTGGAGAAAAGATAATGAATATTAAATACAACGACGTTATTGGAGCTTTTGTTAATACAGCAAATGATGAACCTGTAACGCAAGCAGAATTATTGGCATGGGCTGCAGAAAACCCATTACCCATTGATGAACCTAAAAAGTCAAACCCAGCTTTAATGAACGAAGTTATTGAAAGTTTGACAGTTAAAGAAACACCTGATACTACTGAAGTAGGTGTTGAAACAATTACAGATAAAGGATAAAATATCTCATGGCTACAATAGATAAATCTTTGCCCAATCAAAAAACGACTGTAGAGCTTCCAGGAGAAGCGGAGATCGAAGAGGCAGTAAAAGAAAAAGTTGAAGAAGTACAAACCGAAGGCGGACCTGTTGAAGTAACAATGGACGAAGAAGGTGGAGCAGAAGTTTCTTTTGATCCAGCTGTTGCATCTGTTGAAGGAGGTGAAGATCATTTTGAAAACCTAGCAGAATTTATAGGTGATGGTACTTTAGATGAATTAGGTTCAAAACTTGTCGATCAATACACAGAATACAAAGAATCAAGAGGAGACTGGGAACAGTCTTACAGAGAAGGTTTAGAATTATTAGGTTTTAAATACGAAAGAAGAACAGAACCTTTTAGAGGTGCATCAGGTGTTAATCACCCTGTTCTTGCAGAAGCAGTCACACAATTTCAAGCGCAAGCTTATAAAGAATTATTACCAGCTGATGGTCCAGTGAGAGCACAAATTTTAGGAGATGTGAATCCACAAAAACAAGACCAAGCTAATCGAGTTAAAGATTTTATGAATTATCAAATCATGGATCAGATGAAAGAATATGAACCAGAGTTTGATCAAATGCTTTTCTATCTTCCCCTGTCCGGCTCTACTTTCAAGAAAGTTTATTATGACGATCTCTTGGGTAGAGCCGTATCCAAATTTGTACCGGCGGATGATTTAATTGTCCCATACTCGGCTACATCTTTAGATGACACAGATGCTATTATTCACGTTGTAAAAATTTCTGAAAACGATTTAAGAAAACAACAGGTTGCAGGATTTTATAGAGATATAGATTTAGGAAAACCACCGGTTACTGAAAATCAATTAGAAGATAAAAAATTAGAATTAGAAGGTATTTCAAGAGATGGTCAAGAAGACCAATACACACTATTAGAAGTTCATACAGATTTAGATTTAGATGGCTATGAAGATATGGGTGAAGATAATGAGCCAACTGAAATTAAATTACCTTACATTGTAACGATTGCACAATCGAATAATAAAATTTTATCAATTAGAAGAAACTATCAACCTACTGATCCAATGAAGAAAAAAATTCAATACTTTGTACAATTTAAATTTTTACCTGGCACAGGTTTTTACGGCTTTGGTTTAATCCACATGATTGGTGGTTTAACAAGAACAGCAACTGCTGCTTTGAGACAACTACTAGATGCAGGAACTTTATCTAATTTACCAGCTGGATTTAAATCTAGAGGTATTAGAGTTAGAGACGATGCACAACCTTTACAACCTGGTGAGTTTAGAGATGTCGACGCTCCGGGAGGAAATATTAGAGATCAGTTTATGCCTTTACCTTTCAAAGGTCCTGATGCAACTTTATTATCTTTGATGGGTGTTGTGGTTCAAGCAGGCCAACGATTCGCGTCTATCGCAGATGCACAAGTGGGTGATATGAATCAAAACGCGGCTGTGGGTACAACAGTAGCATTACTTGAGCGAGGATCGCGGGTAATGTCAGCTATACACAAAAGATTATACGTCGGACTAAAACAAGAATTTAAATTATTATCAGAAGTTTTTAAAACTTATTTACCACCAGTTTATCCTTATGATGTACCTGGTGCTTCTAGAGAAATTAAAGTTCAAGACTTTGATGATAGAATAGATATTTTACCCGTAGCAGATCCAAATATATTCTCTCAAACACAAAGAATATCTATGGCTCAAACACAATTACAATTAGCGCAATCAAATCCTCGTATTCACAATTTATATCAAGCCTATAGATCAATGTATGATGCGTTAGGAATAAAAAATGTAAATGCAATTTTACCACCACCTCAAACACCACAACCATTAGATCCAAGTTTAGAACATATTCTTGCAATGAGTGGTAAACCTTTTCAAGCATTTCCAGGACAAGATCACAAAGCACATATTGATGCACACTTAAACTTTATGAGATTAAATATGGTGCAAAATAATCCAATTGCTATGAATGGATTACAAAAAAATATTTTAGAACACATTAGTTTAATGGCTCAAGAACAAGTTCAATTAGAATTTGTACAAGAGATACAAGAACTACAACAATTAACTCAACAATTAGGTCCAATGATGCAAAATCCACAAGCGATGATGCAAAATCCTATGATGATGCAGTCACAACAACGTATTCAAAAAATTACAAGCGACATTGAATCAAGAAAAGCTAAACTTATTGCAGAAATGACAGAAGATTATGCAAAAGAAGAAGAAAAAATCATGGGTGAATATGGAGGAGATCCACTATTAAGACTAAAAGGTAGAGAATTAGATCTTCGAGCACAAGAAAACCAAAGAAAAAAAGACGAAGGTCAAGAACAATTGGATTTAGACAAAATGAAAGCCATGATGAACAAGGAAATACAGGAAGATAAGCTAGAACAGAACGAACAACTAGCTGGTTTACGTGCTGGAGTCTCATTAGCAAAGCAACAAATGTCTGATGCTAGTAAAATTCATGATTTTGGTAGAAACTTTCCTAAAAAGTAGTTATAATTAAAAAATAAGGAGACAAAAATGACTAAAGATTATTTAAGAGGTCAAGGTTATGTTAAAGCACCTAAAATTGAAAAAGAATTAGGTGTTGGCAAGGATGGTTACCAACAAGGTGGCATTCCTGTTGAAATGACTAACCCGGATGAATCTCAAGTGGTTGATGTTAAAGGTACAAGACGTATGAGACCTGACAAAAAACCAGTTAAAGCAACTTGGTATTAGTTTATGTGGCTACAAGCTATTAAGTTAGCCGCGCAAGCTGGTTCAAAAATTTATGCTAACAGACAAAGAGCCAAAATGGCTATGTCTGAAGCACAATTATTGCATGCTGAAAAACAAGCCCGTGGTGAGGAAGCTTACCAAGGTAAATTGTTAGAAGCTAGACAATCAGACTGGAAGGACGAGGCCGTGCTCATAATATTGAGTACGCCAGTTGCAGTTCTAGCCTGGGCGGTCGTATCAGACGACCCCACTGCGATGGACAAGGTAAAATTGTTCTTCGAAATGTTTTCGCAACTTCCTCAATGGTTCACAAATTTGTGGATTTTGGTAGTAGCGAGCATTTATGGTATCAAAGGAACGCAAATATTTAGAAACGGAGGAAAAAAATAATGGCAAACCCAAGATTTAATAAACAAGTAACAAACCCAAGAGGCCCTGCTAGAGTAAAAAGAGCTGGTGGCGGAATGGGTGGCAGAACTGGAGATATGATGTATTCAAGAGGACAAGGTGAAAACATGATATCGAAAAGAATGCCAACTGAACTTATGGACAGAGGCGCTATGAAAAAAGGCGGCATGACCAAAAAGAAAAAGAAAAAGAAACAAGGCTACAAAGATAGAAAAGATGAGTCTATTGCTATGAGAATAAAAAAGAAAAGAACGAAGAAACAATTGAAAGATTCAAGAGATGAGTCTTATGGTAAGTTCGGTTCTAAAGCTAAAAAATCTGGCAAAATAAACAAATAAGGAATAAAAATGAAACCAGTGCCCGCAGGTAAAAAAGGTAAAGGTCTACGTAAACTTCCTAAACCCGTTAGAAATAAAATGGGCTTTATGAAAAAAGGTGGACGAGTTAAGAAAAGGAAAAAGTAATGGCTAAACTATGTCCAGCAGGTAAGGCTGCCGCGAAAAAAAAATTCAAGGTATACCCTTCAGCTTATGCAAACATTTGGGCATCCAAATATTGCAAAGGTAAAGTAGGTAGAACTAAAAAAGCAAACGGTGGTTTTATTGCTAAAGGATGTGGTAAGGTTATGTCTAATAAACGTAAAAAAACAAAAATAGTCTAATGGCTAAAAAAGGTCTTAAAGAATGGTTGGACGAGAAATGGGTCGACATTGGAGCACCGAAGAAGGACGGCAAGTATCAACCTTGCGGAAGATCGAAGGGGAGCAAAAGAAAATATCCGAAATGCGTACCACTTGCAAAAGCCACACGGATGACAAAAGGGCAAAAGGCGAGTGCTGTCAGACGAAAAAGAGCAGCAGGTAATCCAGGCGGCAAACCAACAAACGTTGCTACGTTTGCAAAAAGAAAAAAGATGAGTATGGGAGGAATGGTATGAGGAAACAGGATAATATGCCTGCAAGAAACAAAAAGAACTTTAGACCTACAAAGTCTGGAGCAGGAATGACTCGAGCCGGTGTCGCTTCCTATAGAAGAAAAAATCCCGGTTCTAAACTAAAAACAGCCGTGACTGGTAAAGTGAAAAAAGGGTCAAAAGCTGCAAACCGACGTAAGTCGTACTGTGCAAGAAGCGCAGGTCAAATGAAGAAATTCCCAAATGCAGCGAAAGATCCTAATTCTAGACTACGTCAGGCTAGAAAAAGGTGGAAATGTTAATTGAAGCACTAGTAAAAAGATACGAAGCACAAATTGCAGAAGCAGAAGCAACATTAGAAATATATCTAGATCATTCAGTAGGTATTGGAGAACATCCTCAACACCTTGATGAAATGGATAAACTATTTGAAAAAATAGCAACTGCTAAAGAAAAATTAGAAACACTAGAACCTTACAGAGGAGAAGAATAATGGACGATCTATTAATAAT